CATGCTGGTACACCAACACGTAGCAAACTATTAGTAGCTTCTGCTGCTGGTGCTCCAGTATAGGCTGTTGCTAATGATTCAGTTTCAACAATACGCAGCCAATCAGCCGATTTATTTGCGCTGTCATCAGCATCTAAATAGTATTGAACTACGCCAGAATCATTGATTACGCAACGACGTATCCTTGATTGTACGTCAATATTGATAGTGCCGCTTAATGAGCCAGTGCTAATACTAGTGCCGGGTAAGTACAAACCATAAGCATCGTTATCATGATCCCAACCAAATACAGCGGCGTTGAGATCTTGCCACGTAGGAACAGCGGCAGACCCGCTGCTAATTAAGGCTTGACCAGCAGTGCCAAAGTTTGCTCCGCCAACGCCTAAAGCACCAGCGCTGTTAATTGTTATTCGGCTTGTGCCAGCAGTTGCAATGCCAAGTTCGTTTTCTGCGCTGTTAAATAGTCCTGTATCCGTATCCGACGCAAACGCAATGCCAGGAACTGCTGCACTGCCAGAACTAGCAGCACTTACCGTACCTGTAGCACCTGTAGATCCCGTTGCACCAGTAGCACCTGTCGCTCCAGTACTACCAGTTGGGCCAACGGCTCCAGTTGCACCAGTAGATCCTGTGTTACCAGTCGGGCCTTGGATGCCTGGTACGGCAACCGTTACCTCAGTGTTTTGCTGGTCAATAATTGCAATTTGAACGTCAGGCATAATTTTAGGTCCGTGAGTAAGTGCGTTGGACAGTAGCAGTACCCGTTAACCAATAGTAACGAGTGCCCCCAGCTTGGGTAATGCTTACATCATACCCGTATTGCCCTACCGCAATAGCAGATGTAACGCCTGGTGCCATCGTTAATGTAAATGCACCATTAGTTGCGTCGGTTATTGCTGCGGTAAATGTTGCAATTAAAGCATCATCAATTAAACCTTTAACATCTGAGTCAATTGTATTACCAGTAATATCTAATGGTGTGGCAACATAAAAATCACCTGATGCCGTACCGGTAACTGCAATTGCACTGCCGCCACTTGTTGTTGACACCTGGAACGCATTAGTTGTTAAGCCGGTTGAAATAACAAAATAGATAGCATTTAAAGTTAAGCCGCATGGGATATCATCACCGCCTGTAAATACAACCTTAGTGGTTGCTGTTAAGCCATGACAATCACAATTAAATGTAGGTGTGCCGCCAGCAATCGTGATACTTGTTAAAGCTTGCCGGTTTTGGGTAGCGCGAAATGTGCCAGTCCATGTAGCATTTTGCAATATCGTGATGTCATAGGTGGCGGGATAGATCATAGTAAGCGGCGGTTAGCTCCAGTCTAGCATCGCGTTCCAGTTTAACCGGCAGATTGTAGTTGCTTGACCATTGCACTGAGTTCCTGTACGGCTTTAACTAAAATGGGAATCATGTTGGCCTGGGCAAACGTGTATTGGTTTGGATCGTTGGTATCAATCAGATTGGTATAAGAAGCACCAAACGCCTCAACGGCTTGAAGCATTTCCTGTGCAATAAAACCAGCAGATGGTTTGCCACGATCAACTTCGGTATTACGCAAGTTCCATTTGAATTTACGTGGTTTTAATGCTTTAATAAAATCTAAACCTAGTGTCAAATTTTCAATATCTGTCTTGTCACGAACATCTGATACGAACTGCCACGCCGTTGCTGCGCCTCCAAACCTAGCGAGTACGGTTCCATTGCTAATGTTTACTTCATTGCTTACTGTATTATTACTGGACGAGCAATTGTGACCAATGCCAACGTTATTTGACCCTGACTCGTTAGAGAACAAAGCATTTGCTCCAATAGCAGTGTTATTATTACCAGTTATTTTACTAAAACTGGCGGCTCGTCCAACAGCCACGTTACTGGTGCCAGTGGTGTTTCCCGAAAGCGCGTAAGCTCCGATAGCCGTGTTCTCGTTGCTAGTAGTGTTGAAAAGAGCATTCACCCCCATCGCGGTGTTATCATCGCCTACGGTGTTCAAGGACAGGGTTTGAACTCCAACAGCAGTATTATTATCACCGCTGATATTAATTGGTAATGCTATTCTTCCAACAGCAGTGTTAGCAATGCCTATTGTGTTATCGTTAAGAGCATCAAATCCAACGGCAGTATTACTGTCGCCTTGAGTGTTAGCCTGAAGTGTGCCAGCGCCAATTGCCGTATTATTGAAACCAGTAGTATTAGTGTTGAGCGCATTGACTCCTGCGGCAGTATTAGAACTAATTGCTCCAACACCTTTACCAAAAGTAAGACCTTGAACTGATAATGTTGAAGTGGTTGTGATGCTACCGGTGGTGCTTATGTTGCCGGTAGTAATAGCAGAGCCGCTAACTTTATTTGCTGTTGTAATTTGCGCTAATTTTGCATCGGTAATAGTACCGTCTGCTATGTCGGCATTAACAATAACGCCAGGACCGATAGCAGTTGCATTGCCAACACTGGTAACATCACCAGTTAGATTTGCATTGGTGGTAACAGTTGCTGCATTACCAGTACATGCAGCAGCAGTAGTTGCTGAAGATGCCGTACCAGTAAGATTGGCCGTGATCGTGCCAGCCGTAAAGTTGCCGCTTACATCTCTTGCAACGATGGTACTAGCAGTATTAGCACTTGTTGCAGTAGTAGCAGAATTGCTAACCTTACCGGCAGTTGCGATAGTAGCCAATTTTGTATCTACAATTGCGGCACTAGCATCAATGTCAGCATTAAGGATAACGCCCGCTGCAATAGCAGTAACACCTGCATTGCTGATCGTTACATCACCTGTAACTGCGGTGCTTGTTGCAACGTTGCTGTTGTTACCAACTAATATATTTGCGCTTGTTAGTGTTTTTGGTATCTTTTCGGTGTCTAATTCTTGAATTGCTGTTTGTACATTTGTTGCTGCAATATCGCCAGTAGCGGTAAATGTAATATTAACAGCAGAATTACCTGCAACAGTAGCAGATACATCAATTTTTTGCCATGCCGCACCAGTAGATAATATATTATCTGGAGGGTCAAATGCAATGCCACTTACTTGGCCGGTGCTAGGTGTGCCCCCTATAGAAACAACAAAATAAAATTGTCTATTTGATGCACTTGGAGCAGGTAACGCACCCAAAGCAAAACCAGCGGCTGTTCCTGCTGCTGTCAATGCAGCTATTGCACCGGCAGTACCAGAAGACGCATCAAATGTGCCAGCAAGGATTAATTCTCCGCTAGTTACAGTAACAGATAACCATGCGCTACCTGACCAAATATACATATCATTATTTAGTTCATCCCAGAATAATTGCCCCTTGAAATTGGCAACAGGAAATGTTACAACGTTAGCTGTAGATCCCGCTCCGCCAAATTGCACAGTAGAGTGATCAGCTAATTTTTCACCAGTAATAGTGCTAGTGCCAATTAAGTTTGCTGCAAATGTGCCCGTGGTAATCTTTGATGTATCTATGTTTGGTATATCAGCAACACTTAATGTTGTGCCAGTGCTTACATGCCCTTGAGCATCTACAGTTACTTTGGTATAGGTGCCAGCCGTTGCTGAGTTTGTATGATTTAATACCCCGCCGCCAGTGACGGTAAGCCCTGTACCTGGTTGCACTGCACCGTTAGTACTTGCGGCAGCTATTGGTAAATCAGTAGCAATCAATGTTCTGAATGTAGGTGCTGCCGCAGCGCCAGTAGTAGGACCAGTAAATACTGTTGCTGCCGATTGGGTGTCAAGAGTAGTCGTAATTGTTGCAACACCTGTTGAGTTTACAGCCGCACTAAAAGCAAGCGGAGTAGTATCAGTAAATATAAAACTATCTACAATGCCCGCAGATTGTTGCCATGCACTACCGTCCCACATGTATTGCAGTTTTGTAACTGTATTGAACCATTGTTGCCCAGCAAAAACACCGTTTATGTTAGGTGATACTGCTGCGATTACTGTTGTAGATTGATTAGCTAGTTTGTCTGCCGTAACTGCGTCATCAGCAATTTTTGCTGTAGTTATTGCACTATCAGGCAGCTTTGCAGTTGTAACTGCACTGTCTGCAATCGTAGTTGCAAATGATCCAGTTCCAGTGCCTGACACGTCACCAGTTAGCGTTATAGTTTGATCGCCTGTATTAGTGCCGCTGCTACTGCCTGAATGGATGCCACTTACCGTGCCAGTTTGCGTAGCTAACGTACCAAGCCCCAGCGTGGTGCGTTGCGTTGCAGCATCTGCATCATCAAGTAATGCACGGCCCGCAGCAGTAAGTGTGATTTCTTCTATATCGCCAGCGCCTGCGGTAGCGCGACCCAATAGCTTATCTGTAGCCGTTACATTTTGTATTTTTGCATAAGTAACTGCATCGTCTATGATCTTTGCAGTTAGTACCGCATCAACAGCTAGTTTGGTAGCACTTACCGCACCAGTTGCTATTTTCGCTTCGGTTACTGCTAAAGCTTGAATTTTAGCTGTTGTTACTGCATCAGTTGCAATTGCTGCCGCCGCTAAGCCAGAAGCATCTATTTTAGCTGTAGTAACAGCATTTGCAGCTAGCTTACTTGTATTTACGGCAAGGTCTTCAATGCCTGCTGTTGGTGCGATAACTTGCTGGTAAACGCTGCCATCATAAACTTTTAGGTATTTGGTAGTGCTACTAACATGGCCGCGCCCTTCAAAATTATCAGTTGCTGGTTCTGTCGGTCCATAGTTGACGCTCGAATCATTGGCTAGTTTTGCCGCTGTTATCGCATCATCTGCAATGGCAACAGTGCCAAACTTTGTTGCGCTGCTTTGGTTCAGCGTGGCTAAATCAATAGTGCTGTTATCCGCTAAAGCAGCAGCCCCTTGGAACAAGCTTTTAGCTGTTATTTTTTTGGTTTCGCTGGAGCTGCTATCGACAATAGGTAATAAGTCGTTTGCTGCTAAGGCGTTTTGCCCCAGTTCAGTTAGTTGCGATATGCGCTGGTCAGCCATAAAAAAATACCTGATGCCCTATTCTAGTCGGTAAGTTCAGTTAGCAAGAAGTCTAACGATTCTTCAATTTCAATACGGTCGGTATCTTCCTTCAACAGGTAGCCCGGTGGTTCGCCAATCAACAGGCGGATTTCACCAGTTGTTACAAAGTCAAAAACGCATGAAATTACTTGATCTGCCCTTACTTCAATTCCTGCTTTTACTATGGCTGCATCAAATTCATAATAAATATCTTGCGTTTCAGGGTAGATATCATCTTCTGTTAATTGCAGGAAACACTTAAAGTCACTGCCAATATCAGTCCGGTTTATTAATTGCAGCATTAGTAATGAATTTTCTGTTTGACCGCTGTTTTCTGTATTAAAAAAGCAATCAATCGTACCACCACCACTAATCAAACCAGCCGAATACATACGTTTAAATTTATCTGACATTGTTGTGGTTTCTATTGTTTCGCGATCAGTATTAAATGTAAAGCCCGTTACATCACCTAATACCCGCTCGATAGACCCGTTTATTCGCACACTGATGTTTAGCGGGTCACCAGTAAATGCTTCTAGTTCATATTCATCCGCCCTAGTATTATTGATTGCAGAACTAAATGTATCAAATAAACGTATGCCGCCTAAGGCATTTATGCTTACATAAGCTCTTATATTATTTTGGGTTGTGCCATCAATCCATGTGGCAGCAGGTAAAAAATCTAGCCCACGGCTATCTGTTGTCGTAATTGTAATTTGATCCCCGGTTACTATGTTCTCTAAGGACTCATCAAAACTAAAACGGTTTAATGTTACATTTATATCTGCTGGTGATATCTTGCTGCTAAATGATTCGGCAGATTTACGTTGTAATTTTACTTTGCCATAATGGCCTAAAAAGTAAGTCATGCTTATGCGTCAGGAATTTCAAGGAACTGCCCATCAACTGTAAAGTTAATTGAAATGCTAGTTAACTCACCAGTTGATACCTGCAATGATGCACTTGTGATAAAAGCCATAAATGAAATATCGTCTTTAATGTCAACACCTGCGCCTGGTGTATTTCCAACCCTTAACCCAAGCACCACGCGATCTGATGCTGTGACACCAACAGAGGTAGTTTTCATTACTTTTGACAACAGCTCATCAAAACGACGGCCAGTAGCACCGCCTTCCTCCCTGTAATACAATACAGTTGCACTACCTGTTGAGCTAACTACGCCTGGGGTGTAACTTTTTACAGCCGTATCCATAGTAGTAGTCTCCAATAGCTCCATCGATGTCTCAAGGCTCCAGTCCCGGATCTTGAACACACGGTTTACATCATTAGCTCCAGTACCAAAATCTGGTTGTGTCGTATATGTAGCAGAATCTGGAATGAGGAATAAAGCCCCTGTCCGCCCTGAATAAAATGCCATTAGCTTAAATGCATATGTCCCTAATCTAGCGCACCAGTCACAGTAAAAATACCATCGCTGAAATTTGCAATTTCTGATAACCCATCGCTAGTGCATGGGTAGTTTGTGCCGCGTACCGTGATCTCCCCGTCCTCATCCATTTCCACCTCTGTCACCCGGAACACTCGTCTGGTAGTTGTTTTCTGTCCTAGCACAAAAAGGTAACCTTCCAGATCAGCCAGTGTTGCAGCAGTATTACCGCTAGTAGCAGCAGTTCTAGAAACTACGCCTATGCCGGATTGATATAGCAAAAATTCATAGCTGCCATCTGGCAACGAATTATCCAATGGGATATTGAGCGCACCACCAGGGCCAATGATACCTGTACGAATGCCGTCCCAGCTATTCTGCCCAATATCAACATAAACAAATGCACCAGGGCTTACAGGGTCCATGGTAGGGAATGTCTTAAATTCAATCGCTACCTTTATATGCCGTCTTATCTGGCATAGGAATTTGCCATAAATTATTGCCTGCTCTCTAGTGCTAACAAACTGTGCAATATAAAAAGTTTCGCGTACTGCATCAACTTCTGATGTATTGGTTAGCTTTACTTCTATTGCGCGATTAGCTGAAAACGTGCCATTTACATCAGCGCCACGGTATACAACGGTTGCAATTAAATCTTGAACACTGGATCCATAATCAAGATGTTCTTCTTTATAGCTGCCTTCCATTATGTTGCCTTGGTTAAATAATGCAGTTACATTTACAATGCGATTCATCGCGCCAGTATTTTCATCATATGGTACGGCTGGGATTAATGTTTCCCTGCCGCCGATACGTGCAAATTCCAGCAAACTAAATGGTGCAACATCCACCCAGAATTGCCGCCAGTTAGTAGTATCAGCAATAATGCCATCCATGAATAAATTGTTTACACGGCAGAACCGTTTTGTTTTTGTTAGTTGCGCGACATCTACGCCTTCAATTTTGGCATATTTGCCAATGCCATCTTCTGCATCAATAACAGTATCTAAAAATATATCTGGTGCATGTGCTGCACAGCCAACACCGCCACCATCTAGCAAGGTTGAAACACGTCCTTTAGTTACGAATGCCGTGAAGCTGCGGAGATCTTGTAAATTACGACCGGAATATAAGTTAAGGCCCACCATACTAAGGTTTTTATATAAGTTTGGAAATTCACTAAATGATTGTATTTGTTGTTCCGTCACGCAGGTAAGCGCAAATTCAGGGCCTGCTTCAAACGAAAATTGGCATTGACTGTCAGCATCAAGATTAAATAAGTCCCATTCTGATATGCTGCGTGGTGATTCATTCAATGGTGGAAAGCCTTGGAAGCTATTAATTAACCGGCCTGCTGCTTGTAATGTTCCTACATTTGGCAAAGTAATTGTAACGGCATTTGGTGAATTTTCTAGATATAAAAAGTTTGTAGAACCATTGGCTGGATCACGTAATTCTGGGTGCTTTTTAATCTCAGCAAATGTTTCAGCAATTGATTCCAGTTTAAATTCCCAATAATCTGCTGTAGCTAATGTACTAGCAAACTTAATGTAATTAAAGTTATCAATATCAGCAGCACGGCTCACAGCAATAATTACTGGTGCTAGTGCAAATGAAGTTTGTCCTGCTTTACGGTATTTAAATAAAAACATTGCAACACGATTTTTAACGCCATTATCACTGATAGGATAACCGGGGTGATTGTTTCTGCCGTAACGTTCCTGTCTGCCCGATATACGTTTGAATACACGGCTTTTAATTGCAAAATCTACAATATTGCATTGTTGAATTGTACGATATGATGCCGATTCTGCTCGCGCTAAAGCTTTAGTGAAGAATACTGATTCGGGGCCTGTTATTGTAGATTCGCCATTTTTGTATACAGAATAAGCATTTCGTTCTTCTTGCGATATGCCTCTTCTTTTAACATAATACCCTGCAAAATACGCATATTCAGCGCCAGTGTCGGGGTCGTTACCTATGGCATATTCTGCTGTATATTGCCCAGATCCCGTTTGTATAAATTGACCATTTAGAAGTTCGGTAGCCGGTTCCGATTTAAATTCAAAATCACCCAATCCTAATAGGTTAAGCCGTCTTGTTACACGAGGGTATGTTCCTTCTATTATATTTGCAAATGAATAATCTATATATTCATAGATGGCACCAGCGCCATCCTCAAATCCTATTTGTAATCTGGCTTGCCTAGAATCATACAATGCTAAATTAGTTAAAATGCGTACAGCATCTACATAAGCAGGAGTATTTCTTACTTGATTTGCATTACCGCTAGATCCTTTTGGTGGTATAAGATCAAGGTAACCAGAATATGGAGCAAAACCAGCTTCAATACATCTTATCTTTATATTCATATTTTGCTCATCTGGTGAACCAGCATCAATGCTTACTACTTTAAATACAGCAGAACCAAGCTTAAAAATACCGCTTGCATCAAATGCAGTTGCTAATGTACGTCTTGTTTCTTGCGCTTGCTGAAATAAATCACTTTGGCCCATGAAATCTACATCACGGCCAAAATCATCTTTTGTATTTTCTATTGTTATTATTATTTCTTTACCTACATTTAATTCTTCTCCTCGATCCCAACTATAATTTGCAGTAATATCAAGTCGTTGCGATATTTTATCGCCATTTTCGTTGCGTTGGTATACAAGCGTATTAATTGGTACGACACCATAAATACCAAATGCGTTTTGAGTGCCAGGGCTGTACGCCTGGCTGAATCCATCCACTCGTACACTGTCGGACGATGGTTGCAGTCGATAGGGGTTATTTAATACAGTGCCGTAAAATGTAGGATCTTCTGATGCGCGGCCATAATCTTCATCGTTCCAGGTTAATAAACCAGTGCTTTGATTGTTGTGGTAAAAGAATTTATTTTGTGCTACTAAATCTTCTAACGCAACTTGCCCAAATGCTGACTTATCGGCATTTATGTTTGCGATACGTCCTGCACCTAATACCAATAAAAGCTGTACAAATTGCGATGACCCATAACTACGTACTGCGCTCCATACTAATGAAGTAGCGGCACGTACTGCGCCTTTAGGGTTGATGTCGGTGTTGCAATAAATTAAATTTACTGGATCGCCATATTTTGCTAGATCTTGCTGTCCATTGAAACCAAATCGTGGTGAGAATCGTTGCTCACGGGTTTGAGATTGGCCGCCGATCCCTTCAGTTGGTGCGCCAACTACTGGTGTGCCAACTGATACCCCTTGCGGAGTAGTGATTTTAGGCTTTGGCCGCAGTAAAGTTGAGGCAACTGAAAATATAAGGCCGACAATACCTAAAGTAATACTAACTGGTTCACACCGGATATCAAGAACAGTGCCAATTTTTACGTCGTTATATGCAGCTTGTACAGCAATAAATTCTAAATATTCTTCTTTACTAATCCCTAGCTGCTCAATTAGCTGGTATTCGTATGGTAGTAATTTACGCATTAGTTCATCCAGAAGCAATAGCCCATATCAACAGGCCATTTGGTTCGTACTACATTACCACTTGGTGCAAGAAATAACGCACCATCAGTTACTACTGTTGCTAATGCAGCGCCTGCGTGTCCTGGCAGTAACAATACGGCCCCAACTTGTGGTACGTCTAGTCTAATGCCATGCTGCAATAGCCATCGTGGTATCAATCGTCTGCGAAATGTATCTTCTGTATATTGGTCATACACCCATTCAAACCGCTCGCTGTAGTCGCTGAGCCCCATGCGGCGACGCATTTCACATACAAGCTGAAAGCAGTCTGTCATGCCCGTACCATCGCCTGGTGCATATCCCCAGCCATACTGCAAACCGATTAAATCGTTGGTGGTTATGTTCATTGCAGAACCAGTTGCGCATCTAATGGCAATATACCAGCCAGTTCACGGGTTAATGTACGGCTTGGAAAGTTAGATGACACGCTATCAATAGAACTTCTAAATCTTAGTTCTAAGGTAGTTTCGCTAATAGAAGAACCAACGCCAATATAATATTCTGTTAATGCTGTCCCGGCATAAGCATTTTCAGCCGTTAACCATTGCGTTGTAAGTTCCATTACGGATAGGCGGTTGCTGTTGCTGCTATAAAGTAATTGCACTGCAAAATCTACATTCGGGAATAATACTTGCAATACATTGTTATCACCGTTTAAAGATGCTGTTGTTCCTTCAGCGCGGAATGGTGCAAAGCTATATAATTTGCCGCCATAACTTATGGTTTCATTAGCGAAATAATTTTGGTAATAGTGTTCTTGACCATTAGCTGCTTGTAATTTAAAAAACTGTGCAATACGGATATCAAGCGCCATCAGTCATCACTCCTAGGATCACGGATTTCGCCAATTAGTGATACGCTAATGCTTGAACGGCCTGGCCTTACTGATTGCACTGATGGTGGCTCTTTATATTCAAATCGTAAATTATCAATCGTACCATCGGCAATGCTAACTAAACCTGAATCCATGCCGCCCATTGTTATTACAGATAGCTGAAATCTTTTATTAATCGCGGTTTGGCTGCGGTAATGATTAATGATCGCGGTAGCAGTTGAATCAGCTACATTATCAAAATTCATATCTAGTGCTGATTGGCTTGGTGCATTGCCAAATGTGCGTTTTGTTACCACGCCTGATAATGAACGATAGGAACGTTGAGGATAGGTGCCTGGCGTAAAGCTGCGGCTAGTTGGTGCAAAAGAAGGGAACGCAGCCATTAACCTAAACCTACTCTGCTACGGGTGGATGGTGATTGTTGTAGTTTATCTAATGTCATCGTCATACCACGTCTAGCGCCTGCTTTTGTTGCTTCTGCTCTGGTTTGCATCATTGCTGCTTCTAGTTGCTCACGGCTAACGTAATCGGTATTGCCAAATCTTGTAGTTTCGAAGCTCATATTAAGTATGGGTGCTGTAGCGCCATTGCCATTACCGTTAGCCATTGCATTACGTATGCCTGCGGTAGGGCCTGCGGGGATGATCGTACCAGCAGCCGATGGCACAAATAGCTCAGGCCCCTTTTCGCCAACCAGTGATGGCACCCCAACTGGTGGCCTGCCGCCGTCGGCAAACATTCTTTGCGGGCCAAGTCCAAAACCTGATGCTATTTCAGGCATCCCGAATCCTGCACTAGCGCCACTTGCTCCAGCGGCAGGACTAAACATATTTGCAAGTGCTTGCGCGGCGGCAATTGCTAAATACTGGGCGATCATTTGTTGCGCTGCTTTCATTAAAGCCTGGCCGATGTTGTTTAGGAAATCAGCAAATACCTGTTGCGCTGTTGTCGTTCCAGCTACCAACCCTGCAACCCCTTCGGTCATTAGGCTTGCCGTGGCGCTACCAATATCCTGATATGCACCTTCCAGTGCGCGGGCTTTTGTTGTGGCTAGTTCCAGTGCTTGAGCCTGTTGTGCTAAAGCGGTTGCTTCTCCTACGGAACGGTTTTCGGTGATTGCGGTAGCGTAAGCACTTTGCGCCTGACCTATAAAACCTGATCGTGCTCCAGCTTCTACTCCAGCTATCTGGCGTTTGCCGGCTTGCAACATTAATGCGGTTTCGTTTAAGGATTTCTGTTTTTCTAGCTCTATGGTGTTTGCTTTTAAAGTACGATTTCCTTCTTCGAGCTCAATATTAATTTTGTCTAACCCCTCTAAGTAGTCTTTTGAATTTGGTATGTTCTTAGCATTTGTTACCACACTCTCTCTCAAAAGGGCTAAATGTCTTTGAGCTTTTTCGTATATTTGATTGTTAATTACTTGTTGCGTTGCAAGTTCTGGATTTATGCTAGATCCCAGGACAGTTGCACGAGCCTGTTCAAGCTTTAATTGTTGCTGTGTCGTAATCATCTGCGCGTTCATATTTGCTGCAGCAGTTTTAGCTTGAGCTTCTAACTTTTTGTTTTGTTCATAAACAACTTGAGCCTGTTTACCTTTAGTTTCTTGCTCAGATACCCGGTCAGCACTTACTGTTAATCCTCTTAACCTATCGGATTCTCGCCCTACTGCACTTGTATCTCCACTAACTGTAGGTAATGGCTGTACAGAAGGCAAAGCCGCTGGTACTTTTCCAAGTAAAGTATTAATGCGAGTAATCAGCTTTTCTAAATCTTCAGCTCTTGTCAGTAAAGTATTAAGCGATTCGATGTAGTAGGCAGTATTTATTCCTTGTTCTTTTGCTAGTCTTACGTTTTCCTTTGCACCTGGTATGTTTGCCTTATTACTAGCAACAGCCACATCTACTTGTGTTCGTAGAAGTTCTAAACCTTCCCTGTACTTTTGGCGAGAAGCGTCCTGATTTTGCCTATTTATTTGAGCATTGATAACAGCAATTTTATTTACGTTGTCTACGTTTAATCTGTTTATACGAACAGCCATATCATACTTGTACCGTTCATTTTCAATATCAAGTCGTATTAAGTTTGTTTTTAACTTGCGCTGTCTATCTGCTGATTCGGCCTCAATTTTTGCTAGCCCTATTTTTAACGTGTCAACGGCTTCAGCGACGCCTATCTTAATTTGCTGTTCCTCAGGATCAGCACCAAGCGTTAGCTTCTCCATCTCACTTAGACGTTTCTTACTCTCCAGTTCCAATCCGCTTATACGTAAATCTGCCTGACGTTTTATTAATTCATTTTCTTTTTCTATGTTTTGTACTCTTAAATCCTGTGCTTTCCTCGCTATATCCAGGTTTAGATCGTTTTGTATTTGTGCAGTATCACGCACCATGTCACGGTAATTTTTCTCTTGATCTTCTTTTTGACGTGCTATATTAATATTGTCTTGTTTTATCTGGTCGTATAAACTGTTGTATAAGGCTATCTGGTCTTTAAAAACTTCGCCGTTAGACTTAATGCGAGCTTGAGCTTCTAGTTGTGCTGCTTTTGCCTGTTGTTCTGAGGTACCCGTACGGGCGGCTTCTTTGATTTTTAATATCTCTTCTTCCAGTGCCGCTTGTTTTTCTTTTGAGCGCAATTCTAAATCTGCTGCTTGTTTTTCTGCTCCAAGTAAACCTACATTCTTTAATGCCAGTGTATTTAATTCTGCGTTTGCTTTATTTAGTCTAATGGCTTGCTCAATTAGTTTGTCCTGCTCTGCAATCTGGTTTTGGTATTCAGCAGTTAATTTAAGTGCTTGTTCATTACTACGTTTTATCTCATCGGCAGCACCGGGAATCTTATCAAGTAAAACTCCTACTCCGGTAATAATCTGATTTAAGGTAACTAAAGTGCTATCTAAACCCTTTAGGAAAAGAGCTATAAGATCTATAAACGGAGCAGCTATAAGTCCAAATAGTAACGATACCGTTTTGGTTACTTTTGCAAACGCCGCATCTAATCTATTTACCGATCCTGCAACATTTTCCGTTGCAGAAGTTTTAGATCCAGGATAAGCTGCTACATCTCCTGTAGGAATTAAAGCTGTACGTTGCAGTTGAGCAGCTTTTGTGTAGTCCCCCAGTTGTTTAGCAGCTCTTACCTGTTTCTCTAATTCTGCTGTAAACTGTACGCCTGTCTCACGTATTGCGGAGTAGTCGTCCTGTACAAGAGCAAAAGCATTGCCCAGTGTTTTTACAGAAACAACGGCTTGGTCTATAAACTGACCAATAGCAGAAGCAGCAATAGAACCTGCAAAACCTCCTACCGCACCACCTAAGGCACCACCTATCATGGCACCCGGGCCGCCGCCCATCAAGGCAGGGAAACCACCACCAATAACTGCGCTACCTAGTTTGCTGCTTGGGTTAGATAACTGCTGAAAAAATCCTCCCGCACCTTTCTTATCTTCTGGTGCCTTCGCACTTCCTTTATTGGTCTGCGCAATAGCTTTTTCTACTTTTAATTGGTGTTGTAGGTTGGTTAAGGTTCTTTCAAGTACGTTTAATTGGTTTATATCAGTCGAAAGATCAGCGCGGTTTAAAGTATTTTTTACTTGTTGTAAACGGGTTATAGCGTTTTCTACGTCTAGACCTTTTGTCTTTGCCTGTAGAAGTGATTGCTCTAGAAGGTCTGCCCTATTAACTAGTTTCTCTTGTTTTGTTCCAGCAGTTGTAATTGTCTTTTGTTTTTGTTGCGCCAGTGCTACTTCGGCTTTTGTACCGTCTTGCAGTGCTTTAGTTTTTTGTCTTTGTAAATCCTGTACAGCAGCTACTTCAGTTTTTGTACCGTCTTGCAGTGCTTTAGTTTTTTGTCTTTGTAAATCCTGTACAGCAGCTACTTCAGTTTTTGTACCGTCTTGCAGTGCTTTAGTTTTTTGTCTTTGTAAATCCTGTACAGCAGCTACTTCAGTTTTTGTACCGTCTTGCAGTGCTTTAGTTTTTTGTCTTTGTAAATCTTGTACAGCACCTACTTCAGTCTTTGTTTCAGCCTGGGTTGTTTTTAACTTAAACGCTTGCAAGGCAACAGCAGCTTGTGTTCCCATCTGCTTATTGATGAGGGAACCGGTAAGGTTTGCCGCACCTCGGACAGGAGAACTGGCACCAAACTGCTGTTGTGCAATACGTGCACTTTCTTTGCTTTCGCCCTTAAGTAGACCTAGTCTCTTAACCAGAAGGCTGTTATATTTGTCCGCTAAAACGTATTGATTTGTTCCCGCTTTTACTTTGTACTTATCAAAGGTTGCTTGCGCTTTAGATGTGTCTAAACCAAGTTTGTTATACCTGGCTATCTCTGCCCCATAACCTTTTAATTTTTCTTGAGAGTTTATTCTACCTGTTTCAAGTCTGGTGACTTCACGCGAATATTCAACGATACGGCCTAATTCCGTGGCAGTTGCTTGAACCCCTCGTACACTCCCTTTACCCTTAAAAAACTCAAACGCTTTCTGTATATCTTCAACTCGAGTTTGAAACTGTTTTTGGTCCCCTGCGCCCGTGCGCGAAAGCGCTTTTACACGTGCACCATACAAATCTACAGCGGCATTTAATTTTATCTGTTGCAATAACCTTTGTTCTGTGCTGTTATTTAACAGCCGCTGCCCCCTAATAATACCGTCTGTAGCTTTTGCCTCGTCTTGATGAACCTTTTGACGAACCTTTCTTAGGTGTGATACAGCTCCAGAAGTTACAGGGTCTTCAAATACACCTCCTATATCTAGTCTTTTTAATTCTGTTATTTGCCTTGATAAATTACTAATGCGATCTTGTAAACTTTTAATTTTTTGTTCGCCTTCTACAATCAGACTAATTTTGGCCTGATAAGCTGACATGGTTACCCCTCCTGTAAATACAGTCTACCAAAGCTGTGGAGCTAGCGCCGTTTTGCTTTTCGCATCGCTTCGTCTTGTTGGTCGTTTAAAATCTCAAAAAATACGCTCCACAGCAATATCTCCTCTTCCGTCATGCGGTGGCGCAGTTCAGACAAAGTTAGCCCCAGCTCCTTACAGATGTGGAGCTGGAGCATCATCCAGTTGTCTTTTTTGAGCTGCGCCTTTAGTTCTTCGGGTCGATTTCAGTCTCTTCATCGGCGGATAAAATCGCCAACATCAAAGTCTGTAGATCCGTGTCACGTACTTCATTCTTTAGTACATCAATTTCAGCCGCTGCGAATAGCTTTGTGCCATTCTCATCAGTAGCTTTCTGGATTAGTAGCTGTAGCGCGAATGCAGTAGCATCCTCAGATTTTGCAGCCTTCTGTGCGCGTTCGCGTTCTGCTGCAACTAAAGGTGTACGCCATAGTTCAAATGTGGTGCCATCGCTTAACTCAACTGTTTTCTTGGTTGGTGTTAAGTTTGCCGCTTTACGTAAACGGTCAATGGCGCGAAGTGCGGGCGTGGCAGCCATAAAATCTCTGATTGTTACGGTTCTAGTGTAGCAGAAATAGGTTTACCACTTCGTTTTCGAACTCCACCAAGCAGCGCTCATTTCGCCCTTGGCAATGTTAGCGGCGTGGCGAGCTTTAAATGATGCTCGCCTGGACGTGCCATGCGTTCGCCGCTACCGGCTTCCATGCGATCACGTTTTGCAGCAACGTTCGCATACAAACCGGGCTTTGCTTTCTTCATTCCCATCGGTTTACTCCTTATACAGTGGTAGAGAAGTCGAACGATGGAGCGCCAGTAGGACGGAAAGTGATTTCTACCATCTGGGCATCATCTGGGTTGATGTTAAGCGTTGCGCTAAGCAATACAGCATCCATAGCGATGCTGCGGCTAAGTGCTTCGGTTGACCCTTTGTCGGTGTACAACTTAAACGCTGCACCTACTTGCTGGCGCTGTAGCACGTCTTCCACCATGCGGTTAGATAGTGCGCCGTCTTCACTGGTTACAAATACAGATGCGCTGCCGTTGCCGTCAGCAAATCCTGGGATGTAAGCCTTGAATGGTGCATACTGCCCAACGGTTTGGCCGATGGTGGTAACGTCAATTTCAGCGCGGCTGATCTCAAAGCTCCAGTTTTGCACTTGGCCTACAGCGGCATAATCAGCGTAATAAACCTCAAATTCGTTGGGTGCGGCAACAGTGCCATCGTCAGTGATTGCCAAAATAGTGCCGCCAGCACTGGTTGATACGGTCAATACACCCGTAGCAGCAACATAACTTAATACAAAATAAGTAGTGGCGCCACTGATTGGTGCAGGCAATGTGCCGGAACCAGCCGCACCGGTTTGAGTGTTTATGACGCGGAATTTAACTGGATCGCCTGCCTTAAAATTAAGGTACTGCTCAACGGTAATTTCGTCGTTAGCAATGCTGACGTTGGTCTCGCCAAAATCACCAATGGTACCAGCGGGCTTGTAATAGAGAGCGCCGGAGGTACCGGAAAGAACAGTAACGGCCATGGGAAAAAGGGCAACGGTATGCGGGCGCGGCCCGGCTGTTTACATTCTAACGCGCCAATTTAAATATGCAGTTAGGTGTACACAGAAGCAATAAAACCGCAGCTAAATCTACCTATGTAGTGTGGTAGATCTGCTGGTGCGTCAAAAGTAGGCCCGTCAATTTGGTTTACGCGGGCATACACACCTGCACCGGCTGCGCGTGGAGTTGCGTTTAATGTCTGGAATGCTCCTGTTATTGCAGCAATTATTGTTTGATTGCGAACCGAACCTTTACCTTTTGGTGTGTGGACACGACAAATGATCGCTCCACGTACATAGTCAAAATCTGCTTTTAATGCTACTTCTGTTGTTAAGCCGAATGTAATGTTTACCATTACATATTCGCTTGTACTGGTTAAGGTCGATGCAGCTAGGTTGTCGAAGAAGACTGGAACGGCGGGACTTAGTGCTGCACATGCAGTAGCAATTGGTACTTCGTATGCTGCTCGAATTGCTTGATAGTTCATTAGCTAAACCCCGTTGCTTTACCAAAACCTGTTCTAAAGCCTTTAGCTAGATCTTTGTTCAGAGCTCCACCTACGTTATAGGTAGGCCACCAGTCTTTGGGTGCGGTACTTGTGTTGGGGCCTTTGCTTCCAGTTAATTGACCTCGGGTTGCGTTAGCAGGGCGGTATCCTGTGGTTTGAGGTTTGACTGCTTTACCGTCAGGTCTGTCAGGATCGTACACGTAAGGGGTGAGGTCCATAGCCACGTCGGCATGGGGCGCTCCGTTGACGATAGTGTACCAAATTCCTGATGTTTGGAATTTTGTTGCCGGTACATTTCGCAGGTCGTATTTATATAGACCGGATGCCTTGCGGGGGCCACCTGGAGAGTCGCCTTTAGGTACGGCGTACCACGCAGATGAAAACTCCCCGCTATAACCTGGACCTGCTTCTACCAAGCCGTTCATTATTTGGACGCAGGTTGTTCTTGCTGCGCGAATTGTTACATCCTTTAAGTCTTTTACTAAGAATTTAAGATCTCTTGCCATTACTCTGGCCTCGCAATAATGTTGAAAAATATTGGTGCTGCTCCACGGTAGGTTTTAATTTCTATGACTCTTGCTTCACGGCTTATGCTGTTTTCTAAATATTGGATGCGGTCTCGTACTGATGGTTGGTACGCAGGTAATGATGCAGCAGCAATGTAAACTTTAAGATCTCCTACTTGGTATAAACCCTCGTTTTCTTGTTTGTTTACTACTGTTATAATTGCGTTTAATGTTACGTTGGTGTCAGTTACGGTTATTACGCCGGTTGTAGTGTTGTAGCTGTCCGTTCCAGCTTTTATGTAGGTGATAGGAATCCCCCACTTGTCAATCAAAGGACTTGGGATAGGACCAAACGTGTCGTCTATAGCAGCCATTAGTTTCTATAGGTAGGGATTTGACGCACATTGGATGCGTTGCGTACCCAGCAACGCAAGTAGCTTTTTAGCCACGGCAGCACATCTATAATATTATCCACTGACAAGACCGCATCTGTACTGCGATATTGCACCTTAAGATCCCCTAATTCCACTTTCTCATACGCTCCGGGGCCTGTTGTGGAGCCGCGCATTAGCGTTGGGGTTGTGATTAGTGCTTGTGCTGTTTCGGCAGTTGCTGCTTGGATATCAAGCGGAATGTAAGTTGCATCCGCTTCTACACCATCACAACTAACATCCGTTCGCGGCCATTTCAATGCCTGCGTTGTGCTGGCGCGGTCACCGTAATATTCCAAGCTTTCCAACCAGCCCGTTGCTGTGATCAATGCTGCTGCTTTATCGTTGGTAGTTGCTGCTGTCCAATTTGCATTACCAAGACGATCGCCAAAATATACCGTCGCCGCAGCTACCGTGATATACGAGTTTGAGGTCGTCCCACCTACAGTAGCGATCAGCGTTGGCATGGCGACAGCGGTTTATGTTCTAGTTTAAGCCATGTGCTGCAAATAGCGAGCTGCCTTTAGCGGTAATTCCCTTTTTGTTGGGCGGCTTGTCTTGTCCTGAATGTTTGGGAACGACACATGGTAGATTTTGTGCCCGTCCATTGCTACATCTGCATCTACATCGTGGCGTTGTGACCACGGGGCATCCACCCACCAATGTGCAGTACCATCTGTAATGTAGAATCTTGCAATTTTCATGGCAATCAAAAAAGTTTCTGACACTCTTGAGGCTGATGTGGTCTTAGCTTGTCCCCCGGTTCGTCCCATGCCCCGTAAGTGGGAAGATGTTATGCCCCAAATTCAAAAGCTTGTATCCCAGGGTATGTCATACCAGGAGGCTGGTGACACTCTTGAAGTTAGTTATGTACTTGTTAATCAGTTGGCTCTCCAGTCGTATAAATCCTCTATTCATACAGAGGAGTTGTTTGAAATACAAGAAAAGCAACGCCTTGGTTTGGGATAAAAGAAAAGGGGCCGAGTTGGCCCCCTTCTTTACCTATACCCGTTAAGACAATCTATGCGTAAGCAGTGATGTCGAAAGGAGTATTAACCAACATGCGTACCAGTGGTACGTTTTTGGCGTTTACATAAGCCAACGTCCAGCTACTAATGTGGCCCAAGTTGGTAGAAGTTGTTGCGTTGGTGGGGTTGTCAGTGCCCTGATTCCACTTGGTTCCCAATACGTGATAACCACAATGGTAATCAACAGCCATCACGTCCTGGAGGGACAAGATGTTGCGGTCGGTTGCAATGCGGAGATCCTGTTGGATACCTTCGGAAATAACGCCGCCCTTGAACAGGTAAACGGGATACTTAACAATGTGAGTGGCAGTACCACCTGTTAAGCTGATGAGTTGATCGTCGATTACAACACGCAGACCAGCGAACTGAGCTACGTCTTCAGCGGTTATACCAACCCCGCCGCCGCCCCACACAACAGAACCGGCTGCGGATAATGCAGAGGTGCTGAAGGTGAGCATACCAACTTGCTGCAAGTAGGCAGCTACGTTGGAGTGCATTGCAATAACGTCAAGTTCAGAACCACGCTCACCGAGCTTGGTTTTGGCTTTGATAACGTTTGCAGCGGTCAAATAGTTGGCTTCAGTTACTGAACCAGGAACGCCTGCAAACGAAGCGTTTACAGTGTTAGCGCCGAGTACACCGTCAGAAGCAATAGCGCCAAAAAGACCGCTTAGTTGTGCCAACAATGTGGTGGTCTTTAGCTTGTTGATCGCAGCAGTTAGCTGGTCACGAACATGAGCTAAAGGATCAGCGCCACTACCTAGTTTGCTGAGGTCGTCAGCGGCATAAGAGAATCCACGGTGCAGGATCGTCATGATCTGCTCGTCGGCGGTAATACCACCAGGACTCATGTAACCGCCACTGCCCCAGGTGTTGTTTGACTGGATTACAACCTCGGTAGGTGAAATGCTGTCAAAAAATGGAACGCGAACACGGGTGCCGCCAGCGCGGGCATCCAATGCCGCATTACGTGTTACAACACCGGACTGGATCCACTTCGATTGCTCGAAAATGCCTTCAGATACGTAGCTGAGGAACTCGGGACGTGCAACTAAGTTGCTGAGAAAAGTTGTGCCAGAACCGTAGTTCTGTAAAACAGCAGTCATGTCTAATTACCAGGGGATTGGTGGATAGGTCGTTCCCCACAGGGGTGCCCCACAAGGGCTAGGAATTTGCTTCCGCTTTTAATAGTTTAGCCATATCTGGATTTTCGGACAGTAACCTGACCTGCTCCGTTATGTTCCAGCTCTCACGCCTAAACGGATTTGATGTTCCGGGTAATGCGCTCGGGCGTGGTGCAGTTGTAGTGCCCATTCCTGCACGGTTTTGTGCCGCAAAATGGTGTTCATATCCGCTGCCAGGATTACGTAATCCTGCTACATACTCGCTTAAAGATACCTCGACCCCGCCTTTGATTGCTACTGGAATGCCTTCCTTAGATTGAATGTCGTCCTGTAACAGACGGTAAAGTTGGTCTGGTGATAACGCTCCAGCGCTGGTTAGGTCTGTGATAGTGCGGGCTTTTAGTTGTTCGCGGCTGTAGTTAGTTTCGATCTCACTGATGCGTTGATCGCGGTCACGAAGCTGGGTTTGTAATTCGGCATTTGTTTTTTGTGCTTCTTCCCATAACGTGCGAAATTCACCGGATTGTTCTAGTTGTTGGTGTTTAGCTTCCTTTTGGACAGTTTCGATTTCCTCTAACCTGCGTTGTAATGTTTCGCGGGCTTCCTTATCCCTGCGGCGTTCGCCTATTAGTTCCGTATTCTTTGATCGTAATGCTTCAATCTGCATTGCAAAATCAGACGATTCAGCCACGGGCTGCTCAATAGCGGTCTCTACTGGAGCCGTTTCGAGTTGTTGTTCAGGCACGGAAAATTAAATCTCGGGACTTTCGTAGTTTAGCTCTTCTGTAGTAGAAACCCCGTTACCTGCAATACGCTCCAGCTCGTCTTCAATGTCTAGGTCGTCTGGTAAAATCTCGCCGCGTCGTAAAATCTCAAGTAGTGTCTCGTCGGATAACTTGCCTTTGGTGTTTAGATCTGTAATGGCTGTTATGTCCTGGCCGATCAAACGGTAGAAGTCAAAATCACGATCCAGGTAGATCTCGGGTGGTTCGATGCCTACATACTGGGATGCCATCTCAAATGCACGTTTTAAGCCGGAACATACCTCCATGCTTAGTACTGCTAACACTGAGTTAGATTGGGCCTGGTCGATGCGTTTAGAATCTGCTGATTCTGATACAAACTTCTGGCCGAACAGTTTTGTGATGCCTAACGTAGACATTTGTGTTTCAATTGCCTTTATCTCTTCTGCTTGCGCTGCAAAACTGCTGGCGTCCGATTGCACATAATATGCTTTGTTGCCTGGGGGCATTGATAATGCGTAGTTCACGCCTACTGATACTTCGTTTGTATCCATATCAAATCCTTCAAGGATTAGAATAGGCATCGCGGCAACATGTAGCGCGTGGATTAGATCGGCTTGGCGTTGATAATGCGTAATATTCAGGTTTGCAATATCTAGAAGTGGTGGTTGGGAACGCAACATCCCCAGCCGGTTTGCATAAATTGGTACAACAGGGATTTCGGGTAGGGTAAACTTGCCGGATTCGTGCAAAATAAAGCTTTTTTGGCCTTGGATGTACAAGTCATAGCTGCCTGGGTAAATTACGCGCATCTGTTCGACTTGCGTTTCGCCGAAATCGCCCTGCGGTTGTGTTGTGTATTCGTGGATTCGTACCTGCGTTAATGGTGATGTAGGTAATGTTGTCTCCTGCCGCCAGCCCCAGATCTGGGGGGCTTCTACGGGTACGAAATATGGGCGGCGTTCCAGTGCTCGTTCTTCTGCAAGGCTTAAGGCGACACTGGCTGGGGGGTAATCAACTAAAATCGCGCTGTGACCATAAGTTAAACTCGAAACTAAAATACGGCGGGCAAATTCGTTTAGATCTGACCCCAAACCGTCTACGTTTTCTGCAAACTTCTTCCAGTAATCGTCACCTTCGATATGGATCGGCTTACGTAAAATCGCTCCAGCCGCTGTCTCGATTATGCGTTGGGTGTACGGGGAAAGTACGGAACGTGCTACTCGGGATTCGTGCGCTTCGTCGGTTTCGCGTGGTTCTTGTGGTAAATAACTTGAGGCTTGGCTGCGGATAAAATCGGAACCTAAAGTTACCGCTGCCATCGCGTTCCAGCTTGCGGTCATCGCGATTGCTTCTAATGATCGCGTGAACGGTGTGTCACTGATGTTCTTGCTGATGGTGCCAACTGCGCCGATATAAGTCATGAGGTGGGTTACTCGTCCTCTTCTTGGCCCACGATTACTTCGATGCCATCTACTAAACGGTGTACAAGGGATGCAATGTTATAGGAACTCTCTGGTACAGGAAACACCATTGTTACTTCTACTTGCCCTGTCTCAAAATCGATGTTTAAATTTGAGCATTCTCCTGTGCAAATCGTAGTGGTAACTGTCATCGTTCCAGGGGGTCTGGGGGTGTCTCTAGTATAGGTCACCACACGCGGAAATCTGTTGAACCTATGTTTTCGGGTTTTGCTAAATTGAATACTTGTAAACACATATAGCCCAGGGCGTCGAAAGAGTGGTCTACGCCCAAGTTCTTGTTTGGCAGGTTTGTATTTGCTGTATAGGTTAGTGTTCGTAAACTTTTGATAAGTTCCACGCAGCGTGGGTGGATCTTGATTCGCCGCGTTCCAGTTGCATCTAGGAGGCCCATATTTACACATGTTATTTTGTCGCGGATCTTCCATGGTGCTTTGGGGGTGGATACTGTTAAGCCCGCTTTGCGTAAAATTGCATGGTCGGTTGCACCAACGCCTGATGTTTTGCGGGCTGCGCCTGTTGGGTCTGGACACGTAATGATTCGACGCTCCATGCCGTATTTGTCGATTAGGGTTTCGCAGAAATCCCATGTTGTGGCACCTCCGGTTAGTACAATCTCGTCGAATACCCATAGCTCGGATTGGTATTTCACTGCGCACACCGCGGACATGGGGGATACGTTGAAGTCCAGTCCCACCAGGAGCGGGAGGACTGGGATATCTTTGATTTCTGGGGCGATGTTGGCGTCGCTGAAGCTGATTGCTACTAAGCCGCTTAGATTCTCGAAGCTTGCCTCAAATTCTTGCCGGAACGTACGGCTGTCTAGTTGTCCTCGTGCTGCTTCAATCTCTTCTGGCGGGACATTATCTCCGTCGATTGTCGTAAACTGCCACCTTTTCCAGTCCTTATCTGCTTCAACCGCATAGCACCATAAGTCGTAAAACCATGATGCCGTTCCATCTGGGGTGGAGATGAATAATGCCCATCCTTGTTTATCTGCTAACGCTGGGCGTATTACCTCAAACCATACTTCTGCATCCATAAATGCTGCTTCGTCTAAAACTACGCCCGCTAAACTTCTTCCGCGTAGTGCCATCGCGTTTTCAGTTCCTTTTAGTTCGATCGTGCTCCCGTTTACAAGCTCTAGCTTCAAATCTGTCTCGTTTTTAGCCTTTATCCATGCTCTTGGTACTAATTTCTTTAGTACTTTCCACGCAATATCCTTTGCCATGCGATATGTAGGTGCTGCATAGAAGAATGTCTCGCCTGGACGTTCGATTGCTCCACGCAAAAGTTCTATACACGCTAAATATGACTTGCCGAAACGTCTTCCTGCTACTAAAACACGGAAACGTGTGCGGTTATTGAATACTTGGCCCTGTGCATAACGTAATGACAGTCCTGGCTCGTTCGACACGATTCCTATTTTTACTGATGCTTTGATACTACTCTACAGGAAACCGACCCCTACCCCCTCCTGTAGTAGTGTACATTATTTCTGTTATATATCAGCAGGTTCCCGGGGTGCAGCCTGGCGCTGCCGAGACTCCTACCCTACCCCGGGTGGTACGAACTGGGGCCCGAGGTTAGGCGAGCCTTTGTGCGTTACATTACATATATTCCGTGTTTGGCCCATGCTTCGGGGTAGTTGATCATCCACTTACCTTGCACCTCAGCAAGCTGAGCCTCAGTAGAGCTAGCTAGGCATGGCAGCAAGCCAGCTTGTTCTGACTCATACACCCAACCATAGGCAGCGGCGGGGTATCCGTTTATTTCACCGAGCATTGCGGCGATGGAATCAAGTAGGTTTCTTGTGTTCATGATTTTGTGGTTCGGTGCGCTTTGGTTTAGCGCTTGGTTATATTGTAGCATATTAGAAAGAGCCTAGCGAGTGGCTAGGCTCATCTTCACAATTCTTTAAGTTTCACCCTTAAGGATAAAGTAGAAACCCGCCACAAGACAGAATCCAGCCAAAGGTAAACTGGTTGTACTCGCGGCAATAACTAGCGAGCTGTAAAGAATCGCGCGCTTCATGCTTCTACACTTGCTAAATCAGAATAACCTACTACGTCAGAAGCATAATCTGGGGAGGGTAAAGTCTTGAGTAGTTTCTTATAGTTCCTGACACTCACTTTAGAATGCAAGGCATTATAAGCCTCTTTACGCCAAATGCCCGGTACAGCGTCTGAGCCTTTGTAACCCTCATCCCATACCGCCAATGATTGGCCGGCTTCATCAACTAGAACATAGCAGCGCTGCGGGTTCCCGTTGATATCGTTCGAGGTGCAAAAGTGGTGAATCATGATTTTGTGGTTCGGTGCGCTTGGTTTAGCGCTTGTGTGTATTGTAGCAGATTAGAGAGAGCCTAGCCAGTTGCTAGGCTCAACTTTACAATTCTTTAAGTTTCACCCTTTAAAAAATAGGGTTAGCAGAATTGGGATATTCTGCCCACATCGGGTGGGGATCGTCACTAAATACAGCGGGAATTCCTGGGGTTAGCAATGCCTGCAATGCGGCACGGCGCCGGATTACTTCATGTCTTGCGCTATCGCTCCAAAGCTTGCGCAAAAGTTGGTTACATCTGATGATCTCAGTTGCAATCGCTGCGGATTGTTCGGTGCAGGTTCTGGGAGTGATCATGATTTTGCGGTGTGGTTGCGCCATGGGTTAGCGCTTGTGTGTATTGTACCAGATAAAAGCTAAACCGCAACAAAATTCAGCGCTCCTGTGCCGTGGGCTTCCACCCAAATATCAGTCTTAGCACCATCGCACAAATTGCAGGTAATACACTGAGCCTTAGAATTGTTTACAGTCGCCGGACATTGCTTACCACAATATGGGGATGCATTTTGTGGAACAACTGCAAAAGTTTTCCATCCTTTAGTACTAGCTAGCAAGTAATCATCTAAATTATCACAACTTGCCTGGAATATACCTTTGCACCAGTTGGCAAAAGTATTTCTCCACTGGTGAGTGTAGCCAGTGTGACTGATACAGAGCTGGCTAAAGTATGTAACAAGCTCTGCAGGTAACATTGCACCATCACCATAACTGCCCCAGCGTATCTTACGCGTGATAAAGTATTTGGAATGTAGCGTTGCATTGTACTTAGGATATATACCACGTATATAAGCTTTATAAACTGAATTTGGAGCTTGTCCTACATTAACGTAACAGGATCTTTTGCGGCCAATAGTAGGATCGCCGCGATGATAGCACCTACCGCATACGCTCGAATCATCAGCCGATTTAATAGCTTGCACCGGATTAATATCCTGACGCATAATAAAGGTTTGAATCATATTCCCAGTTTTGCGATTAGCAGATTCAAAAGTTGCAATTACTACAATAGGTTGATCGTCTATAGGTGATAAACCTTCCCAGAGGATTAAGCCGGCCGGTTTCTTCATTTTGTTGATTTTGTGGTTTGATTGCGCCAAGGGTTAGCGCTGTCTGTATTGTATATCAATAACCGCAGGCTGCAACGCTGGAAACCTTAAAACAACATAAAACTACATAAATGCCCTAACTGAGAATGATTCTCAGCCGGGTGGCTGCGGCTGCCATGGTAGAATGCCCCAGCTTTGACTCTGCTTCGACTCTGCCCCTCGGCAGTACGCCTGCACTGGTGCCTTAGTGCCTTAGTGCCGTGGCGCGGCGGTACGCTCCAGGCATTGAAAGGCTATGAAAGGCTATGAAAGGCTAATCAGCATCTAATGAAAGGTTTTCTGGAGCAACATTAAGCGCCGAACTAATATTAACTGGTTCGGAACCTGATGAAAGGTTTTTTGGGCGTGATTCTTCTACCGTAATGTTAAGAATTGGTGCCAACATTGCTGCCTGTTCTATGCCTGTTTCGTTTACAACGGCGCCAATATCCTTTAATGCCATAATTGCTGTCTGTAATTGTCCCTTCTTTATCGCTGCATTTATCACTCTTAATCTCATTGCTTGTATACGTGACAGTATACTCTCCCGATCAATGTTCCAATCCTTCGTGTTCTGCTCCCTCACAACTTCCCAGTCGCGCCATGCGGTGCTCAGGGATATGCTCTCTTTCGACGCATGTTCGTAGACCAAGTGACGGGCCGGAAGACCGTCTAGCTGGCGCCGATATAGCCTCCGACACCTTTCTTCTATCAAGGCGCTAGGGTTACGTTTCCCATAAGGTCTGTCCTGCTTCTTAATAGACAGCGATTCATTATTTAATATTTCGACAAACTCAGTTTCGTCGATCTCGTCGCTCTGCTCTAGTTCTAACTCGTTACCTTCTTCTTCCATTACAAAGCGCAATATGCTTCTACCATACTACACAGTGTCAGGAGTTGCACTCCTCATCAGTAGGCTGCGACAAGTCCAAGGTCTCCATCTCGTTGTTTTCCAAATCGCTTATAAGCTACCTCAGCGTATTCTATCGCAAAACAGTCGTCTGGAGCTTCTTCCCGAGTAAAGGAAGCTAGTGCCAGTTCTTCTGCTTCTTCTTCGCTATCGGCAACAATCAGAATAGTTGTAGTTTCTTCGGAGTTCTCCTGAGGATCAATGGGGCGAATGTTCCAGGTCATGGTGACCGCGTAGGTTTTCATAGGTTTCAAAGGTAGTGGTGTTGTAGGGGTAGGAGTAACCAGGTATATTTGTCTACCATCGTCTTGCACTCGGGACACTGGAGGCCGCACCAGGCAAAATGGTAAACCTTGCTGGTGGAGTCACAGTGGGGGCAGACGATAGAACGAGGCTCTCCATTCCTGGATGCTCTGGTGTGGCGGTTGACTTTATCCATCACAGGCAACCAATAAACGAGTCATCGTCAGCGTTAAAAAACGCAACCACCCAGGTGTTGGGTGTAGGTTCGAGGAGTCGAACAATCTCACCCTTTAACACGGTTTTTTCTGCCATTGCAAAAATTGCGTTAGCTCGATCAAAATCCTTGAAATGGGTAGTGGTGAGCGTGATGCGGTAGGACATGGTTTGCCGGTTCAGGTGGCCGGGTGTTGTTTACTCTCATACAATAACAGATCTGTTCCAGTTGTCAAGCGATTGCTTTTACCTCTTTCTAGTGTATGATTCCTGAGTTCACCCAAACCCAGGGAACCATGGCAACACAGGAAGAGCGCGATCAAATCCGCCTCGAAAAACGGCATTATTCCGATCTTCGCTGGGCAGTAGAGCACAGCATCATGATCGATTCCGACTGGACCGATCTTCTAGCGCTCCACTCGCAATACGGGAAGGAAGGCCCTTTGCGCCTCGAAAGGGAATTACTACCCTTCTGGCAACAAAGCCAAAAAATGAACCTTGCACTGGATCGCGCCAAGCACCACCCCCTCACCGTTAACGCTGCTGACGTGTTGGCTAAGTTTTCCACAGTTTCCACAACCACCAAATAAAACACAATCCCCCGATGAACAATCCACAGATGAACGCTCAAGTGCAAATCAACGATCAAATCAAACTAGCCTTCGACGCAATCATGTCGCTTGGTTACCAGATGAATACAGATTTCTGGGATGATTACCTGCACTCTCCCGAGGATATCGACGGCTCCAGCACTGATCAACGCTGGAACAAAAACACGTTGCGCCTCATGCAAACCGATATAGAAGATTCTATGTAACCCTGCATAGCTCCAGTCAAAAAGAAACCCCTTGGAGTGATGAGCTCCAGGGGGTTTTGTTTTGCTGTGGCTAAAGCAGCTCCGGCAGTTTAGGCGTATCCGATAAAACCACCCGAAGCAGGGTGTGGCCGCAGATCTGTTTTGCTCGCTCCAGTGCAGATAAGTAATCTGCTGAGCGCATGTGAAAGAATTGCGGCATTGTGCTGTAGCCATCGGTGTGGGTAACTTTATAAGTAGCCATCAGCGCCCTCCCCACAACTTGGCGGAAAGATACTCACCATGAAAGCGTTCGTTGTTGAGCACATGAATGGTGGCCCGGCTCATGGCATCTCGCGCCATCGCTATACGGTGGAACAGGTGAAAATCCTGGGCGGAGCCCTCGTAGGTTGCGTCACCTTCGCGGAGCCAGTTTACCAACGCTTTATCAAAAGCACTGTAATCCTCAGGAAGAGGGAGGAGACCCTCGTCTTCCCACTCCGATTCGCTTAACCACTGCTTAGTGATAGGGCATTGGCCGCCCCAGCCGTATTCGGGATCTACATCCCAGCCTTGGGCGTAGCGGGCTGTAACAACTCGGTCAGCCTCGGCGATATAAGCGTTGGCGTCCCAGCAGGAAAGTGGTGCGGTGGTGGTGCGGGCTGCGCCCGCTGCAACTGCTGTGGTGGTGTTGAACATCGTAGGTAGTGATGTGTACCGTGTAACAGTAGCATGAAAGGTGGCCTATGAAAGCCGTTCCAGTCAAATATCGTATAAATCACCCGCTTCTGGCTCTTGGCGAGCGGAGCGAGCCGCCACTAACTGGTCCAGGTAACGCAGAAACCGGCCATGAAAGCTATGTGAACGCTCCAGCAGCATATCTTTACTGAGCCAATGCACATCTGGTGGTCCAGCGCGGCGGGCAATAACAACCACTCCACCTGCAAACTCCTGCTCTGGGTTCAACTGCAACGCCGCAGAATGGTAGGCTCCAAGCTGATCGAAATAATCGCTTAGTAAATCCGCTCCACGCCGGGTGGCACTGGTCTTCCAGTCGCACAACCACAAACCCGGGCGATCCTTAAGAAATAATGCAGCATCGAACGTACCAGCCCAACCGTTACAGCCTGCGAGCGGAGCAAGCGCATATTCTGGTGTATAGGTAACGCGCAACTCAATTCCAGACTCTCCAGCGCAGTTTTGTTGTACCCATTCATCTAGGCATCTACCGTAACCAACACTTGAAAGGTCAAGCTTTGGTGGTTTGCCTTTGTAAGCTTTTGTTAAGGCCCACTTCCATATCGCGGAGGGGATACGCTCCAGTGCTTTTGAGTTGGCTGCATTGATGGCGAGTTTACGAGCCGTTTTTAACCTCCACTCCACCCTTGAATGGGCTCTGGTGCCTCTGGTGGTGGCTACGCTGCTTATCACCCCTGCACGCTCTCCTAGGCGGGCTTTCCAGCGCTCCAGTGCTTCGTTGTTGGCGGTTTCTTTTAATATGTGCGTGACGCTATGAAAGGTTCTTCCACCGCTGTCCCGGTACACGCGGAACGGGCCGCTGTTGTCCTGCTCCAGTCCAGTGTGGCCTTGCAGGAACATGTAAATACTCTCTCCCATCAATACTATACCCTAAAAGCAACTAAAAAGCAATAAAAAAGCCCCCGGTTAAGGGGGCGGTAAAATCAAGCCTTGAAAGGATCTGCTCCAGTCAATAGCCGGTTTATATCAAATCCGCTGGCACGGGATTCTGACCATGCAGCTTCTATCACCTTGTTTGTTGCAGCCTTGCGGGGTACTGGGCGCAATGAATACACAGTTGTGAGCTTGCTGCCAGTACGTCCCAGGGTAAAATCCCACGCAAGTAGGTCTTCGTAATCTTCCATCTGTGCAATTTGATCTAGCTCGGAGATGATGCTCTTCTGAGTGAATTGCACGATCTTTACCTTGCCGTCTTCAAAATGAAAGACAGGTAATGCAATCGCAAACTTAACGTCCAGCGATCCATTGTCACGATTCCTGGGGACATAGTTGCCCATCTCTAATACCACTTCTTCTGGAGTGGGTTCTTGGCTGAAACGGAATGGCTTCATGCTGCCGGAAGTGTCTTCACCCCAGGCTTCATAAAACTCAAGTGGTTCTTCACTGAGTAAACAGAACCGCACGGTTGTGCCTTCAGGAATCTTGCTGGGACTTAGGTAGGCCCCAGTGGTTTTTGGTGCAATTGCAGCGGAAGCGCTTTTGGACAGAAATGCCATGTTGGAGTGCCTGTTGGGGCGATGTACTTTTATACAGTAGCAGGTTGTAAAGCCGTTGTCAAGCGCTACCATAAAAAAACGCCCCAGCCTCTTGTCGGGAGGTCGGGGCGTTGTTTGCTAGTTCCACTGCACTTTATCATGTCTACTACAGAAGAGTTGCTGAGCTTTGTTCAGCAGATGCCGGACGGGTTTGCCTACGCGCCAATCTATGCGGCGGGGCAAAATCTTGAATCCGGTAAACCCACTAAAGGGAAGACGCCTAAAGAAGATTCACACCATCGGGTTATGACTCCCGCTGATGTAGCACTTGCAATTACCAAGCGGCCCGATGTGTTCCAGGCTGTTGGTGTATTCACCGGGCCACGTAGCAAAGGTCTTGTAATCCTTGATGTAGACAGGAATCTCAGCGCTTTACTGAGCAAGTGGGGCGAAACTTTAACAGGCGCTCCAGTTATTAAAAGTACGAAAGCCAATGGAGCTAAGTACTTATTTTTAGTACCAGAAGATATGTGGGGGGATGTTAAAGGGTTTGGATTGTCAGAAAGTGGTGCTGGTTATGAAGTGCTCTGGGGGCGGCAAGGTGTTTTGTTTGGTGCTTACCCAGGCTCTACAACATATAAAACACCTCCTGGTGCTTACGGTTTTGAAGGTGATCTACACCAGATTCCGGTTGTGCCTGGTTGGTTGCTTAGCGAAATGCGGGCTGCTAAAGCCTCCCCAGTTACTTCGGGCTTTGTAAAGAACCGTAAAGCGCTCCAGTTGGAAGGTCGTACTAATGATGAGATTGCTGAAATTGTTCAGGAATGTCTCAACGTTATCCCGCAACAAGGTATCGGTAGTCATGACCACTGGATCAAAATTGGAATGGCGATCCACTCCGCTCTTCCTACTGATCTTGGCTTGACTTTATGGAGTGCTTGGAGTTGTGAAGATCCTGAATATTCTGATCAGTGGGGTGATAAAAATCCTTGTGAAGATCGTTGGAATAGTTTTAAGCCGGGGGGAGGTATTAATTTTGGTACGCTAATTTGGTTGGCGGATCAGCAAGATCCAGCAAGGCGTAGGTTTAATGACGTTCAACGCAAGATACTGGAGGATGCAGAGGCTGCTTGCAAGATTACTAGGTTTAGAGCTGATGTTCTTGATTATGAATCTGTAATTAAACGTGTTACTGAATTGCAGGAGTTGGAAAATCCTGCTGAAATGGCGCATAAAATGAATGCTCTTGCGCTCGAAGCTGGTTATAGAGATGCCGGTGCTTTAGAGCGTTTGATTATTGCTCACATTCAATTCCAACAGCAGGATGATGACATGACTATTGGTAGTTTGATTGATAAAGATATTAAGTTGGAATACTTGATTCCTGATTTGTTACCTATGCCTGGTGTTGTGATGATTCACGGTGCTGGTGGTGATGGTAAATCGATGACTGCATGGACTATTGCAAAACATGTTGCTAGAGGTTTGCCTTTTTCTATTCGCGGTAATGACGTTCCAGTGCAGAAAGGTGGGGTGTTGATTCTTAATGGCGATCAATCTGAGGTGCAGGTTAAGCAGCAGATGATGGAGTTGGAGTTAGGACATGATGATCCTATTCGTGTTGTTATGGGTTGGGATTTGAATTGGTATTTAAGGTTTGTGAAGCTTATTAATAAACATAAACCTGCACTTGTGATTATTGATTCTATTACTGGGTGTTCCAGGGGTTCTGCTTTTGATGAGAATAAGAAAGAATTTGCTGGCCCTATTTACTGGTTGGCTAATAACAATGGCAGGTTATTTCCGGCTTGCAGCATCCTTTTGATCCATCACAGCAATAAGGCAGGTGGTTTTAGGGGTACTACCGCGCTGCGTGACGCCGTAGACGAGGTGTGGAGCCTTAGGAAGCCCTCTGATAAGGAAGTTGAGCGTCTAGGCCCCTCCACGCGGCTTATAAGCATCGATAAGAGCCGTGCTGGCCGTGGAGGTAGCAAGCTCCTGCTCAAAATGTTGGATGACCTTACGTTCGAACTCAGAGACTGCATCGAGATGGTTGAGGAGAGCTCTTCCCCTGCCTCTGTGGTGGATCGGGTGCTCCAGCGTCTTATCACCGCTTCTAAGGCCGGAGAGGGGCGTACTAGGGCTGATCTCAATGCTGATCCGCTCTGCGGTGGCAGTGTCGGCGGAATTAAGAAGGCGCTCCAGCGTCTTGAAGCTCGGGGTTTGATTTTTTCTACACAGGAAGTAAATCCTGATCGCCCCAGTTCAACCTTAAATAGGTACTTTGCTTTACTGTCGCGTGATATATATCGTATTTGTGTGTCCCCCTTTAAAAAAGCTAGTCAGGGACTGGAAACAGATGGGGGACAGGGGTTAGGGGTGTCCCCCTTGTTTTTGGAGAAGGAGGAGGGGCATGGAGCGGCAAATGAAAGCGAGGTTGAGGAGCTCGAAAAAAGTGGGGCTAAAACGCAAATAGAAGTGGGACAGCAAAAAGGGTGTCCCCCTTCACTTCCCAGTGTTGATGCGGTTTCTGCCCGGGGGGACAACTTTTCCCTAACCCCCCATAGGGAACCTGCAAAAAACCTGCGCACCGATGCGGAAATTTTGCAGCTAAAACAGAGCGCCGGGGATTTCTGGAATACGCATAACGATGGTGCTTAGATTTGAGATATTTAACTGTTGTGTGCTACAGTAGAGGCTAAAGCAACCCTCACCTATTTGCCAGTTGCCGCAATGAATCATCCGATTACACCATCACCTGAGCTGGTGAGCCAGTGTTTAGATATGTTCATATCAGGCACACCTATGGAGGATATGTGCAAAGTTGCCGCTCAATGGGGCGCTGACCAAGAGCTGATTGCGTGTTGTGATTGGCTGTTTCGCGAACCTGTAACTCATGAAATAGTGGGCCGTGATTCTCGCTATTTAGATTTTGAACTTCGTGCCGCCCGCCGCCCCAAACCTCCAAGCTTGAAGGAGCAGGCGTTAGCAGCGCTTCATGCTGTTGCGACAGGAGCAAATGACACCCGTGAGCAACACCAAGACCTTGACACCATCCGCCGCGCACTGGAGGCATTACCAGAGTGAGTGAACCCACCAACATGACCAATCAAGTTAATTCCCCAGACCATTACACCCAAGGCCGGATAGAGGTAATTGACATTATTGAGGACGCTATTTGTCGCGCTCCCACTCCCGTACTCGGAAGTTGTCAAGCACATGTACTGCGTTATATCCTGCGCATGTGGGATAAAGATGATCCAATGCTTAATGCTTCTAAAGCTAAATGGTATTTAAATCGTTTACTTGATCATCTAAATGCACTGCCCCAACTGTGATTGCTCTGCAATACGTACAATCAACACAAGACATGACACTGTTGAATCGATCGTAAGAGACCGCAGGTGTAAACAATGTGACCATAAATGGTACACCTGCGAGATCGACTTACCACGTAAGGCTGTAAAATGGGGTCTTGACTCCACGATTACAAGGAAAAAAGGCTACCGCAAGGTGGTTTTTATTTGAACTTGTGCTACAGTAGAAGAGTAATCGCCTAACCCGGCATGACAGTTTTTTCTTCTATTGATGAGTTGGCTACCCTTGCCAACGCCCTTACTGTTGCTTTTGATTGTGAGACGACCCAGCTGCAACCCGAAATGGGCAAAATGCGGCTATTGCAATTTGCTGCATTAGATCGGCACCCTGTTGTACTTGATTGTTGGGAATTAAGTGAATCTGACTGGGAGAAAGTTGCTGCTTTCTTTGCTACTAAGCGTTTCTGGATTGCACATAACGCAGTATTTGATACTGCCTGGTTACAGGAACACGGCATTTACCCGAATGGAACGATCCAGTGTTCAATGCTTGCCAGCAGGCTTCTTACTAATGGGTTGCCTAACCTTAAACATGGTTTGCAGCATGTTGTCAAACGTTACCTAAAGTTTGACCTAGCTAAGGAAGAACAGAAGAGTGATTGGTCTGGCAACTTAACGCCATCACAAATTGCGTATGCAGCAGAAGATGTGCGTGTATTAACTATGCTGGATGGGCCGCTAAATCAGCTTTTAGCTGTTGCTAATTTACATAAAGCATGGCGTTTAGAATGCGATGCAATACCTGCAATGGCTCAATTGTGGCGCACAGGTTTGCCGTTTGATCGCACCATGCTGCGTGATTTGCATACTGAGTTGCAGGAAGAACATGAAGTTTTGGGTGTGAAAGTATTAGCAGATCTTGATAACGCTCTACCTGTTGATTACAAGTTACCACGAGATCCAGATGGCACCATTAATACACGACCTAAAGCCACAGGAACTATTAAGAAAGGCGATAGAATGCCTGCCGGTTTTAATATCAACTCTCCAGGGCAGTTAAGCCGCGCTTTTGAAGCGATACTGGGGGCTGCCCCTGTTGGTGCTACAGGTAAAAATAGCGTGGCGCGGGATGCTCTGAGGCAATATGCAGCGGATCATGCTGTTGTTGCTTTGTATCTGCGCTGGAAACGTATTGAAAAGCGCAGGCAGATGGTTAATACTTTGATTGTTGCACTTGATAATGAAGGTAGGATTCGCGCCAGTTATATGCAGATGGGTGCTGATACAGGACGGATGAGTTGTATGCAGCCTAATCTCCAACAGGTGCCACGCGATCAGAATTTTAGAGCTTGTGTGCAAGCAAAGGAGGGTAAGTTGTTGGTTGTGGCTGACTTTGCGCAAATGGAATTAAGACTTGCAGCAGCAGAGGCTAAAGACCTTGTGATGATTGAGGCATTCCAAGACGGTAAAGACTTACACACCATTACAGCAATGGAAATCTATGACGTAGAGGAGAAAGCAGTTACTAAGGAGCAGAGGCAAATTGCAAAATCCGCTAACTTTGGCCTTCTGTTTGGATCGGGTGCAAAAGGGTTGCGTGAATATGCCGGTTCAATGGGTATCCAAATGGATATAGAAGAAGCGCAAGAAATACGGCAAGCTTTCCATCGCGTTTACCTTGGTATTGATGGGTGGCAAAAGGAATGCGCTAGGCAAGCTAATGTTGCTACTGATCAGGCGGCAATAACTATCAGGCTTTCTGGTATGCGTAGGTTCCTAATAGGGGAAAACAACAAACTCACCACGCGATGCAATACACCAATTCAAGGTGCTGGTGCCGCAGTTATGAAGCGGGCATTGGCTTTATTATGGAAGGACTTACTTGATACTGATGAAGACGAAGCAAAATTAGCGGGCGTGGTACATGACGAGGTGATTTTAGAAGTAAGGCAGGGTGCAGAAGAAAAGTGGGCAGCCATACTTACAAAAGCTATGGAAACCGCAGAAGCATTATGGTTGGGTGACGTTCCAGCGCTGGCGGAGGCACGGTGGGGCACGAGCTGGGCACAAGCCAAGTAGATGGTGAGTTGATGCGTAAGGAAGTAGTGGGGAATTTGCTTAGAGCACTTCCCCGCGCTACTACCGCTGATATTCAACGTGCCACGCGCTTTTTAGAGTGGGCTTTTGATGTGCGGGCAGGCTGCCGTAAACAACGAAGTGCCGCACGAAAAAGACAATAGCTCTACAGTGCTACAATGAGCTATATAGGTTTAGAGAATGCCTCTTCAACACGGGAACAAGCGGTATATGCAGGTATTGTTGGATAACGCCCGATACGCAATACTAGAAAGTCAGGCAACAAAACTTAACATTCGCGTGACTGCTTTGGCGAGGCAGGTTGTTTATGAGTGGTTAGAGAAGAATGCCGATCCAGGGGAGTACATAGAAGCTGCTTCCAAAGATCAGGAGCAGTGGATCGCATCTGTTAGGAATCGAATAGCAGGCAAGAAAGCCAAAAAGCTGGACATGTAGTTGTACTCTGCTACTGTATAGCAGTCACGACTAGGTCGAATGGATTCTTTCGGTGTCTATCTCAAGGAGATCAGTAAGTTCCCCTTGCTGACAGGTTCTCAGGAAATTGAGCTGTTTCGTAGCATGTCTGCTGCGGCGCAACTGCAAGAACAAACCGAACCACTTACTAAAGAACAGCGACGCATCATTAAGCGTGGGGCGGCTGCAAAGACACGCATGATCAACAGCAACCTTAAGCTTGTTGTGCACATAGCTAAGCGTTACACACACATCATTAAAAACCTTGATATGTTAGATATTGTCCAAGAAGGTACCCTAGGTTTGATACGTGCTACCGAAAGTTTTAATGGTGCTTTAGGTTATAAATTCTCCACTTATGCTTATTGGTGGATTCGACAATCAATACAGCGTGGCATTGATACAAGAGAACGTACCATTCGGGTTCCGGTGCATATAGCGGAGCAGATGGGGCGGTTACGTAAGTTGAAACACCAGTTAGGCATTGAGTTGGGGAGAAAACCTACTAAGCAAGAACTGGCTGACGGGCTTGGGATTACTATTGATAAGTTGGATGAGACATTGTTAAAAGCATCTACTACTGTTTCTTTAGATAAACGCACACAGCATGGGGAGAGCGATACTACTTTAGGTGATATGTTAGTCGATGAAAATCGTGCGTTTGATACAGATATAGATCAGCTTGGTTCGGAAGAATCCCATGAGTATGTAATGCAGTGTATTAATATGTTGGATGACAGGCATAAATTTGTTCTGTTGCATCGGATGCAAATTGAGGGGTATGAGTTTAAGACGTTTAAGGACATGGCGCGGGAGCTTGGGGTGTGCCGAGAACGGGTTAAGCAGATTTATATGCAGTCTTTGCATAAACTACAGGTTACGCTTCGACTCCACGAGCATTTCGCGCATTTCGAGTTCGGCAATGTGTCGTGTGGCGTTCTTGATGATCTCGGAATATGAGTAGTTCTGACGCACCAGCATTGCAGCTAATTCTGTTATTTGTTGTAAATCTTTACATCCCCGTAGGGCACGTACCTGGGTCTCGATCCTGAGTTCATCATTAAGAGTTACCGTAGGGATCAGCCAGTTTGCCCATGCCATAAGCAGACTTAGTATTCCGCTCCAGTCTAGACCTGTGGATCAGCCTGTTTGTCAGGGAGTACCTCAGCAGGAAAGTAATCGTATGCTTGACCCGCAATCCAGCATTTCAAACGGTCTTCGCGGAGTGGGCAATACCATTCCTGTTCTCGAAACCACTCAAACACTGGATGCGAAGACTTGTGGCTGTTGCAATTCAGGCAGCAAGCCACCAAATTCGTAGCCTGGGTCTCGCCTCCTTTTGATCGTGGGATAATATGATCTAACGTTGCACTACGCCCCAGTGGTTCATCGCAATATGCACATCGACCTGACCATGCAGCGATTATTGTTTTGCGAAATCTGTGCTTAGTAGTTTTTTTAGTGACCAGTTCGGTGCCGTCGATGTGATGATCCACTTGTTCCCGCTACGGTTTGGATTGGATGTACGTACAGCGAACGCCTAACTCACTTCATGGCTTCACCAGAACGCACCAACCGGTACTGGCACCATCAGGCATCCAGCGCCTATCCCAGCGCTGGCGGCTGTATTTCACGGCAGCGCCACCTTTGCTGCTGACATAGCCGCCGTTGATAAGATCGGCTTCCCCATTGGGGTCGTTGTGTATCCAATAACTTGTATCAAATCCGATCACCACGCTCCAGTGCCCACCGCCAGTTGGCGCGTTGTACGGCCCCTGGTGTAACCAACCCACCGCCACAGGGCGCCCAGCTTTTAATTCCGCCTCTAGTGCACCAGCATTGGCGTTGGTTACTAACCGCGCGTCAAGGCCAAGTGAACGTAATGCAGAAATTTGCGCATTACTGTCTGTCGTATCGCCATAACGGCTGCGGATTTTGTTATAAACATCGTCATTTAAGGCTTTGCCCCAGAAATTTGCCACCATGGCACATGAACTGCTGAAACATTCTCTGTATCCTTCACCGCTGGCATTGTCGTTTTGGTACTCATATGGCACCGGCAGGATCTTTGACGTTGCTTTTTTGCTTACGCCCCACAGCTTGACTTCCGCCTGACGGCGACGGCGTAAACCTGCCTCCGCTGGTGTTCCGGGGTTGACATACAGCAGCATTGCCGCTGGCACGGCGTCGTAATCTGACTCGCGGAGGCATTTACTAATCGTGACGAAATCTGAGCTGCCGCAGAAATGCCAGCCAACGTTCCATGCGAATGACACCAACGCATTCTGTCGCGCTACTGGTAACGTCTTCCATCCGGGAACTGTTTTCGCTAGTGCTGGTACAACTTTGGTTTCAATCCAGTTATCCAGCAAAGCATCTGCATCCTCGCGGCTAATAGAATCACCTTTTTTTATTATTGCATCATTAAGCGATGTGAAGCCCCAGCCCAATGTCCAGGGTTTATCGCCGGTAGCAGGATCGGGATAGGCACTTGACTCGAAACCTTCAAATTCGCGGATTAAATTAGCAGCCTGCTGCCATGCCAATGCTGCTTTGGGTTTCGGATCACTGCGGAACTTGCTTAAAAATTCTTGCTGCTCTTCGCTGGTTAACAGATCCCACGCATAATTCCATGCCGCCTGCTGATGAGGCAACGGCGGTTTGGTTGTGTTTTTCGCGGCGGCGAGAAAATTCATGAGCGGTCATAAGGAGCATGGATTGAAATCTCACCACCTAACAAGCGACTAGCGCCTGTTTGCACCTCATTGTTGATAGGGTGTTCTATCACGATGGGTGGCGGCGGTAACGGTTGCGCTGCTTTGTGCCACTCGGCTTCGGCAGCATCAAGTCTGGCTGGTAACGTCTTCTCAAACCACCATTGACGGATGGCAAATTCAAGCTCACGCTCCCAGGCTGCGTTGCCGAAGCGGATCAGCCCTTTTTTATGCGCAACAGGTTAAGGATCTGGAACACCAATTGAACGATGCTGTTGCTTTTAAGCGGTGACACAGCAATCAATTCAGATGCTGCGGCAACAACAATCCAAAAAGCTGGGTGAGATAGGAATTCCACAAGAACTGTGGCAAACGTCACATCCAGTCTAGCTGCTATCGCACCTCTAGCTTGCTAACGCGATTCTCAACTTGATTAAGTCGTTGAAACATCTCGCGATTTGTTTCTTTTATATCAATATGCAAAGTGTTTAGGCTGGCCGCAATATTCTCTACTGCACTGGTGAGCCTTACGATCGCGGCAGATGCTTCTTCATTTCTGCGGCTGTAGCCAAATATTCCCATCGCAGCAACACTGATGCTTGCACCTGCTACAGCACTGAGAATTTCGATCACGGCTCAGGCTGTTGGTGCACCTAGTCTAGCGAATTGCAACCCCGTGGAAATCCACGGGGTTAGTAGAGGCGTTGACTTATCGGTTTAGAGAGCTGCATAAATTTTCCATGCAGGACGACACCGCCCACGAGCTTGA